TCTGCAAAGTGGGTATGTCGAGCTTCTGACGTTCTATGGCGATCTCTACAACCCTGAGACAGGTGTTCTGGATAAGGGACGTGAGGTAGTTGTTATCGACCGTATGTGGAAAATTCAGGATCGAGAGATTGTTTCTTGGTTTGACACTGCACCTATCTTCCATGTTGGCTGGCGTATGCGTCCTGACAACCTTTGGGGCCAAGGCCCTCTGGAGAACCTTGTTGGTATGCAATACCGCATGGATCACCTTGAGAACGCTAAAGCTGACGCTATGGACTTGGGTATCCATCCTCCTCTTGTCATCAAGGGTGAAGTGGAAGAGTTCTCTTATGGCCCTGGCGAAGAAATCCATATTGATGAGAACGGAGATGTCACAGAGCTTGCTAGAAACGCTCAATGGGTTCTCCAAGCAGACAACGCTATCGATCGCCTAGAGATGCGAATGGAGCAGTTTGCTGGTGCTCCTCGTGAAGCCATGGGTATTCGTTCTGCTGGTGAGAAGACTGCTTTTGAAGTGCAACAACTTCAGAACTCTGCTTCTCGAATCTTCCAAGAGAAAATCAATACCTTTGAGACAGAGCTTCTGGAACCTCTCCTGAACGCAATGTTGGAAACGGGTAGACGTAATCTGGATACTAACGACATTGTTAAGAGTCTGGACAACGATCTCGGAATCGCTACCTTCATGGAGATCAAGAAGGAAGACATTACGGCTAACGGTGTGATTCGTCCTATCGGAGCAAGACACTTTGCTGCTCAAGCGCAGCTTGTTCAGAACCTTACACAGCTTGCTAATACTCCTGTGTGGGCTAATATCGCTCCCCATCTTAGCTCGAAGAATCTTGCTAATCTGGTGGAAGATGTTATGGGTCTTAATCGCTTTGCTCTGTTCCAACCTAACGTCGCTGTCTTTGAACAACAAGAGCTTCAACAGCTTGCAAACCAAGCAGGTGAAGAGAACGAAATGATGATGATGCAGGAACCCCTCCAATGAAGACAACGCTTACAGCAGGCTTAACGAAAGAGAAAGCAACGGAAGTACGAAGCGAATTCATCCATTCAGTGCATTTGCGGGAACGACTTATTGACGTGTTAAACGTCAAGAAGGCTTCCCTCCGTTCAGAGGTTACGTCTAAGACTTCTTACGAAAGCCCTAGCTGGGCTTTCTTCCAAGCTGATGCAATTGGCTACGAAAGAGCAATTGATGAAGTTATTTCGCTCTTAGTGTCTAAAAAAGACGAAATCTGAGGTCCTAGCTATGTAAGCTACAGATTACATAAGCGTGAGCGAGCGGAGCGAACGAAACGAGCGGTTAGCGAGTGCAGTGAGTGGAGCGAGCGAACCTTATGAATACGTGAGTATAAGAATTAGAAATACTGAAGAGGGAGTGAGTGAAACGAACGACCCTTCAGAATATATACATTGCTCTGTTAGTTTAATGGTAGAACAATGGCTTTGTATCCCATTGGTGGCTGTTCGATTCAGTCACGGAGCACCAAAATAAAGGAATAACACGAATGTCTGACCAGAATTCGTTGTTCGATGCGAATAACTCGCAGGTCACCCCTGCAACCAACACTCCTACCCCTAACGCTGATCCTGTTGTCACCATGCTACAGTCGATCAAGAACGAAAAGGGAGAGCCTAAATACAAGTCTCTTGAAGACGCTCTGAAGGCCCTTCAACACTCTCAAGCCTATATTCCTGCTATCACAGAAGAAAAGAAGAAAATGGAATTTGAGCTTGAGCAGTTGCGAAACCAGGTGAGTAAAGTCAATGAGCTTGAAGATACGGTTAAAAAGCTGATGTCGAATACGTCTGCTCCGGCTACCACCGCAGCCCCGACAATCGATGAAGGTAAGATTAAGGAGTTGATCTCTAACAGCATCAATGAAGTTAAAACCCGTGAAGAGATGGATCGCAACACCAAGTCGGTTGTTGCTGCTGTCGCTCAACGCTTCGGGGACAAATCCGAAGAAGTGTTTTACAACAAAGCTGCTGAACTTGGTATGACTAAGGCTGAGATTAATCATCTCTCTGCCACTCGTCCCAAGGCCGTTTTGAGCCTCTTGGGTATTCAAGACACCGCTGTGCCGTCACAGAACCGCCAGCAATCTACTCAAGGTACGGCCCTTAACACTGCTGGGGTCGAACCCACGCAAAACACCTACATCGGTAAAAACAAAGAGCCTGTGATTATCGGAGCAACCACTCAGCAAGTTCGTCAAGAAACAGATCGAGCAAAGAAGATGGTTGAAGAACTCCATGCGCAAGGTAAAACTGTTTACGACCTTACCGATCCTAAAGTCTATTTCAAGTATTTCGGATAAGGAATAACAAATGTCACAAAACCGCGCTAACAGCACGGCCTTTATTGAAGCCGAACAGTATTCGAGCTTCATTCTGCGTAACCTGCAAGACGGCCTGCTCCCTGGCCAGTTCTACCGTAACGTCTCTGACTTCGGTTCTGGCTCGACCCTCCATATTAAGACCGTTGGTACGGTCACCATTCAGGACGGTGCTGAAGAAGTCCCGTTCGACTACACTCCGATCGAATCGGGTGAAGTGACTCTGACCATCACTGACTACGTTGGCGATGCTTGGTATGTCACTGATGAGCTGCGTGAAGACGGTGCTCAAGTCGAAGCCCTGATGTCTGCTCGCTCTAGCGAATCGACCCGTGCCATTCAAGAGACGTTTGAAACGCGCTTCTTGGCTAAGTGCCAAAGCTCGCAAACTAACGCTAACGCTAATACGATCAACGGCTTTGCCCACCGTATTGCCTCGGCTGAAGTTAACAACGTCATTTCGCTGAATCACCTCATCTCGATGAAGCTGGCTTTCGACAAGGCTAACGTGCCTGTTGGTGGCCGTGTTGCTATCGTTGACCCGGTGGTTGCTGCTACGTTTGACAAGACCATTAACTTTGGTCGTGATGTCACTCCGTTCGGTGAGAAGATTCTGGAGAACGGTTTCGCCCGTGAACACAGCTTCATCATGAATCTGTACGGCTGGAACATCATCACTTCTAACCGTCTGCCCACTGGCTCGTTCAGCGATGGTACAACCACTGTGTCGAACGGCGTTGCTAACATCTTCATGTGCGTTGCCGACGACAACACCAAGCCCATCATGGCTGCATGGCGTCGTATGCCCAAGGTGGAAGGCGAGCGTAACAAGGATCTGCGTCGTGACGAGTATGTCACTTCGGCTCGTTGGGGCTTCGGTACTCAGCGTGTGGACACTCTGGGTGTTGTGATTACCTCCGCTACTGCTTCCTAATTAGAAAGGTAATCCTATGTCTTTTGAGAACAAAACTGGTATTGGCGTTTTCTCCAGCTACGGCACTCGTAATACGGGTGGCACGGTTGGTTCGGAATCGACCGATACGTCTACGCGCGACTACAGCATCGCTTTCACTGGCGAATCGCTTAACAGCGGCTTCCTGCCCCCTGTGACCCTGCCAAAGGGCGCAAAGCTGGTTAAGGCTGTTCTGCGTGTTGATGAGGCATTCAACATCACTGGTACTTCCCCCACTGTGATTTTCGGTGGTACGGTCCCCGGCACTAACGGTATCGTCCTGACGGAAGCAGAACTGGAAGCTGTGGGCACTAAGACTCCCGCATCAACTGGTACTGGTACTTGGGCTGTTGCCTCGGCTACTGGCACTACGGCTGCTGAGAAGATCACCAAGGCTCTTGGTGGCACCACTCCCGTTGTGTCGTCTGCTGTCGGTAAGGGTACGTTGATTCTGACCTTTATCAATAAGACCAAGGTCTAATTTATAAAGGGGCTTCCGAAAGGAGCCCCTTTTCTTTTTTGTGAGGCACAATGGCTATCCAGCACCGAGATATTCCCGAAGCACAGCTCCACGAAGTTAAAGGCGCTTCGTCTGCTTCTTCTGGCCAAATTCTTACGGCTACTGGCACAGGGTCGGCCACTTTCCAAGATGCTCCTTTCACCGCTGCTGCGATGGGCTTCTGGGACTATAACGACACTGCTACCGCTAGCGCTCCTATCGCCCTCACCGTCCCTGGTACAGAATATCAACTGACCAATAACGGTCTAGGCACTAACACTCTGAAGACCTATCGCCTGCCTGGCGTTACGGACATCTTCAACGCATCTACTGGTTACTTCCAATTTGCTGGTCTCCAGCTTGGAGATGTTGTGACCATCCGTATGGATATTGAAGTTACTACGGCTTCTGCGAACACTGTTGTCGATTGCGCATTAGAGCTTGGTGTTGGAGGTTCTCCATACAAACTCTTCTTCGATCAACGCTATTTCAAGAGCGCAGGAACCCACAAAGTAGTTGTCTCCATCCCTTTCTATATCGGTAACGCTAACACTCTGGCAAACCTTGGGCGTATTCTCCTGAAGAGCGATACTGTCGGAGCCACTGTCAAGGTTAACGGTTGGTTTGTTGAGGCGATTACAAATGGCTAAAAAGACACTCTTAGAGATTGTTCAGAACGTATTGTCTGACATGGTTTCGGATGAAGTCAATGACATTGACGATACCGTAGAATCTCAGACAGTCGCTTCTATTGTTCAATCCGTTTACGAAAGTATGCTGGCTAATCGTAACTGGCCACATACTAAAACACTGGTTCAGCTAGATACTCTGGCTGATTCGACTAAACCTGTTTATTTCAAATTCCCTGAGCGCCTCAAAGAGTTAATCAGTATTAGCTACGATGTACGCAAACCAGGTGACACTGCTACGCAATATCGGGAACTCAAGTATCGAGATCCTGAATCGTTTATGAAGATGGTCTCTCTTCGAGATGAGGCCAGAGACGATGTAGTTCCGGTTGTAGACTTCAGCGGAATCAAGCTGATGGTCACCTGGCGCATGACGGACTTCTCGCGCACATGCTCGGTGGCGCTGTGCAATACCGCGAAAGCCGAGCGGATGGCACGGTAATAGGGGGCATGCCGAGATAAGGCAAAGTTCACTAATTTGGTATGCCGCCGCTTGGGCTGTTGGGCCGCATGCGTTTTTCGCGTTCCAAAGCTCGCTCGGTTTTTGGCCCATCCACAACCGTTTTCGGGGCGTGCGCTTTCTGCAGGCGCTGGGCGTCCCGCTCTTTTTGCAGCGCCAATGCAGTGGTTTTGTCGTAGCGCTTGGCAATGGCAC